ATCGTGATCCCCTCCGGCGGCGTGTACATCACCCGCGACGGCTACCTGCACATCGCCCACAGCAGCGGGCAGCTGGACGGGATCGTGGTGGAGCAGGAGCCCGTCCTGTCGGAGGACGGGACGGAGTGGGTGGCCCGCGTGTCGGTCTACCGCAGGGACATGCGGCACCCGTTCACCTACCCGGGCCGCTACCCGGCGCGCGGCGGCGGCAACGCCAAGTACGCCCAGGAGATGGCGCTCAAGGCCGCCGAGGTGCACGCCCTGCGGCGAGCGTTCAATGTGACTGGCCTGCCGGCCGAGGACGAGCGTCGCGAGGCCGGGGCGACCCGGCGGGTGACGGCCGCCGACATCACCGGCCAGGCCGAGCGTCCGGCGCCCGTCGAGACGGCGGAGCAGGACGTGGTGGACGGGGAGGTCTACGACCCGGACGCCGCGCCGGAGAAGGCGGAGGCGGAGGCGTGAGCGACCTGACCCGCGACCTGCTGGACGAGACGATCGGCGACGTCGAGGAGGCCGTGGCCGTGCTGGCCCGCGAGCGCGACCACCTGCGCGACCAGCTCCACCAGGTGCAGGCCGCGTTGGACGCCCAGGCCACCCACCTGCGCACCCTGCGCGCCCTGCGGGCCCTGATGGCCGGCGAGCGCGCGCCCCTCGCGCCCCGCGACGTGCTGGCCGACGACGACGTGCTGGGCGTGCGGATCGGTCCCCTCACCATCGCCCCGGGGGAGGCTCCGGAGGAGGGGGACCTGCGGCTGTACCTGGGGACGCTGCGGGCGCTGCAGGACGCGCTGATCCACCAGATCCGCATCACCGGGGACGCGCTGGAGGAGCACGCCCGGCGGCAGCGGGCGGCCGACACGCCGACCGGCGCGTTCCCGGCCATCACCCCGCCGGGGACCGCCCCGGCCGAGGACACCGACCAGCAGACGGAGGACGACCGTGGCTGACCAGACCAGCCGCCGGACCCCCGGGGCCGACCGCCCCGGGGCCACCCGGCCCGCCCTGCGCGACCGCATCGCCGACGCGCTGCGCGCCTGGCACGCCCGCGCCGTGGTGTGCTCGCACACCCAGATCATCGAGTACGGGGCCGCCGCCGACGCCGTGCTGGAGGTGGTGGCCGACGCCCTGGACGCCCTGACCGCCGAGCGGGACCGGCTCGCCGAGCAGGTGCGGGGAATCGCCGCTCGCTCCCCTTGGCCGCCCCTGGCGGGCGACGTGTGGCGGGACCGGCACGGCCACCTTCATTTCGGGGCGGACTACAGCCCCGATTACGACGACATGGATGACCGCCGCGGCATCGGCGCCGACGGCACCCGCGTGGTGCTGCTGTCGCAGAACGCCGACGAGTCCTGCCACCCCGGCGCCGACTGGCACCGCCCCGAGAACGTCCTCCAGCAGCTCGGCCCCCTCACCCTCGTCTACCGCGACGAGCAGCAGGACGCGATGACCGGGCCCGAGCACTACAAGGCGGGCGAGCGGTACCTCACCCACGCCAAGAACGAAATCCAGATCAGCAGCAGCCGCGCCGCGGCGCTCGCCCAGATCGCCGCCGCGCACTTCGCCGCCGCCCAGGCCGCCGTCCTCGGCGACGTGGGCGATGACATGGACGGCCCGGCGGGGGGTGAGCAGCCGTGATCTCCCCGATCGTCGTGATCAAGGTCGGCGACCACTGGGAGGCCCGCTGCCACTCCCTCCGCTGCGAGATGCGGCACGTCGTCGCCACCGGCCGCACCTGCGGCGAAGCCGAGGCCGCGGCGATGCCGCATCTGCGGGAGGTGGCCGGGCCGGCCCGGGTCGAGCGGGCCGACGTCGTTACCCGCCTGGCCCGGGCCCGCCGCGAGCAGGGGCTCGCCGGCGGAGCTGGCCGAGGAGCGAGCATGAGCATCTCCCCCGATGAGCCCACCGACCGGACCCCCGGGGGCGCCTGGCCCCTGCGCGATCGCATCGCCGATGCCCTCATAGCCCACGACTATCCCGCCAGCGACTGGCCGGACGGGCCGCCCGGCGAGGGCGAGATGGACACGGCCCGCTCGCAGGCCGACGCCGTCCTGGCCGTCCTGGCGGAGACGTGCGGCAGCCCCCTCACGCCCGGCGACCTGCGGGAGATCGCCCAGCGGGCGCAGTGCGCGGACATGCACCGGCTGCTGGCCGCCTACATGGAGGTGGACGCGCACCGCTGCGTCCAGGCCGAGCGCATCCGGGCGCTGGAGGTCCGCGCCCGGCAGGCCGAGGCCGAGCGGGAGGGGAAGCCCGCCGTCCCGGCCCTGGCCATCACCGTGCTCGGCCAGCCCGCACCCCAGGGCAGCAAGCACGCCCGCCCCATCTACAAGGGCCGCGGCGAGAACAGGCAGTTCACCGGCCGGGTCGCCCAGGTCGAGTCCTCCAAGGACAAGGTCAAGAGCTGGCGGGAGGCGGTCAAGACCGCCGCATTCGAGGCCCGCCAGGCCCGCGGCTTCACCGACCGCTTCCTGCCGGACGGCCCCGTCGGCGTCGAGGTGACCTACTGCTTCGACAAGCCCGCCTCCGCGCCCAAGACCCGGCGGACCTGGCCGGTGAAGCGATCGACCTTCGATGTGGACAAGCTGCTGCGCTCCACGTTCGACGCCCTCACCGACGCCGGGACGTTCAAAGACGACTCCCAGGTCATCGACGTGCGGGCCCGCAAGGTCTACACCGACGACCCGGCCGCGCCGCTGGCCGTCCCCGGGGCGGTGATCCGCATATGGACGCCGTCATGACCCGCCCCCGCGGCCGGCCGCTCGCTGCGATGCCCGCCGCCCACCGGGCCGCCCTGGACAGGGTGTCATGGCCGGAGGCGGCCGGATGAGCCTCGCTGACGCACGCCTGAACCGCGGCCGCCGCGACGTCATGGCCGCCTGCATCGGCAGGCCGGACCTGATCCCCGGCCTGAAGGCCGGGGCACCCTGCGAAAGACCCTGGTGGCCGACCGTCTGGGTGCACTAGCCCTCCTCATCTAGACCAGTTTTGATCTAGACCAGTTTTGTTATGACCCCTTGAAATGTCGTACACCTCGTGCGACTCTATCGACATGACGAGCGCGCGCCGTATGAAGAGCAACGAGGTCCGCACCAACTGGCGCGACGTCCTCGACTTCGTCCGTGCCGGCGGCGAGATCGTCGTCGAGCACTACAACCGCCCCGTCGCCCGCATCGTCCCCATCAAGGAGCCCGCCATGACCGCCCAGGACATCCGCGACCACGTCATCCGCGCCACCGAGGCCATCGACGGCACCTACGACGTCGACGCCATCGTCACCGAGATCGGCAAGACCTACGGCTACGACGCCGACCCCGAGCAGATCCCCGGCGAGGAGTACTGGGGGATCGTCGGCAAGCACGCCACCGACGAGGACACCGAGCAGATCGTCCTCATCAACGCCACCCACGGCGACAAGGTCCCCGGCGTCGAGGTCGCCGAGCTGGACGACAACCTGACCTTCCTCACCCGCAAGGACGTCGCGGCGTTCTTCGCCGACTGCGGGTACGGCCCCGACCAGCCCGACGAGCTGGTGTACGCCTTCCCCGCCGGGGAGTACACCGTGCCCTACGG